CGTGCCAAAGGCAGCCTCTTCAAACCACCCGGTGGCCCCGTCCAGGCCGTTGAGGGTCTGAAGATCGGTCAGCACGGTCGAGGTGCCGGCCACCGACTGCTTCTCGTACTCACGCTTGAGCATGCCCATGACCTGCTTCAGGCGGGCGTCCAGGATGCGGATGACTTCACGGTCGCCCTTGTTGGAGGTCTTCTCCTTCAGGGTCAGCACCACGGGGGCGAGGAAGTCACACCAGTTGTAGGTCGCCGTGCGCAGCGGGTCTTTGACCGCGAGGCTGACGGACTCGTACCCGGTGCTGAGCTGGGTGATGGTGCTGTGGTCGGTGAGGACGACGGGATGGTCGACGTAGCTGCCACCGTTGACCTTCTCCACGGTGCCCATGCGCTGCACGGCTTCGAGAAGGGGGACGGTGCGGAAGGTGTTGTCGACTTCCCGGTCGCGCAAGATCCGCAGCGTGGTGGCGAGAATGTCAGGCTGAATCGGCATGACTTACTCCCTAAGAGTTGAACGGTTGAACAGGCAAAACAACTTAGGCGTGTCCGCTGCGGGGGCCAACCGATCTGCGTGTCCACAAAGGGGTCGTCACGGTTGCAGCAAACATAGCTTCAGCTCTGCGCTTTGGCAAGCGCTTGGTAGACTTCCCAGGCGCTTTTGCCTTTGACGTCAGTGCGAACCGCGCCACCGGCCAGCTTGGAGCCGCTCTGCACGTTGAGGGCAGCCGCGCGGGCTGCACGTCGCTCGGAGGCTTGCCGCTCAGCGGACTCACGCTCACGCTCGACGGCCTTCCGCCCCTTGATCGCGTAGTAGGCATCTTCCAGCGACAAGGACGCGTTGGTCTTGAGAGCGGCGGCCACTTCGTTGCGAAGAGCGGAGTCGGTCTTGAGGTCACTGTGCCCTTCAAGAAAGGACTCGTACTTGGCCTTGGCCTGGTTGGTCACCTGCTCCTGTCGCACCGGCTCCAGGACTGAGGCCAGGCGCTCGGCGACCTTCTTGTCGATGTAGTTGGTGAAGGACTCCGTGTCGAACGGGTCGAACTCACCAGGCTGAGCCGAGGCCTGCTCTTGGATCTTCTGGTAGGCCGTGCTGGTCAGAAGCGCTTGGCTCTGCGACTCCACATCCCGGCGCTGCTTGGCCAGCTCCTGCGTCTTGCGGGTGTAGTCCTTGCGCATCTGTGCCATGGCGCGTTGCACATCGGGTGGCTGGGCCTTGTAGATGGCGTCCCAGCTCTCACCTTCGTTGAGGCCGGTCGGCTCTGCCGGCTTGGGCGCGTCCGTCTTCGGCTTGGCAGCCTCACGCTTTTCACCGGCAGCCAGGACCTTTTCGATCTCGGCTTCCCAGCGCGTGGTCGGATTGCGGTTGCCGACATTGTCGGCGAGCCCAGCCTCTGCTGCGAGACTGACCTCGGCCGTGTCCGCGTTTGCGGGTGCGTTGGTCTCGGTGCTCATCATGCACGTCCCATGAAGAGGGCGTCGAGGTTGTTCTCCTCGCTACCCTGTTTGTTGTACCCCTTGTCCAGCGGGGGCGGTTCACCCTTGGCTGCGGGGCCCTTCATCTTGCCAGCGAAGGCCTTGTCCTTGGACAGCCGCTCAACGAGGCCGGCCAGCACCATCACGTCACGGTCCTCGGTCACCGCGCTCAGGTCGATGTCGGCCTGAACGCCAGCCTGCTCAGCCGCGTCGGCCAGCATCGCCAGGCCTCGGACGAAGTTGGCGGGGAAGACTGTGACGTCGGCAGTGAACTTCGGGTAGTCGCCCTTTTGGCCCATCGCCACGAGCGCCTTGTTGTAGGCGTCCACCAGCCCGTTCATCGCCCGCATGGTGAAGGTGCCTTTGGGGGCGCCCACGCTGAAGAAGTCATCGGCCGCAGCCTCCTTCTCCATCCCGATGTTGTCCATCTCCATGTCCATCGCGGCCATGTCGGCCTGTTCGTTCGTCGGCTTCATCGCCACGGGTCACCTCAAGGGGGTTGGGTTGCACACCTTCTTCATTTCTCTATACTAAACCACGGAGGTGTGCATGTGCACAAGACACGTCGTTCGTGCACACCTTGTCAAGCGGCAAGGTGCCGTCGTGCACACCTTGTGCCTCACAGCGGCACCGGGCCGAATGCCTGCTCACAGGCGACGGCGGAAGAGCCGGTCTCGGACTGCACCTTCATGAAGGTGCTCATCTGCCGGTCATGGGTCTCCTTCGCGGTCACCGCACGTGAGACCTCGCGTTCGACCTCACCATCCTGCAGCTCGCGTAGGCCCCGCTTCTGCATGATCGCCTTGCGGTGATTCGCATCGCGCAGCGTGACGTTGAGGCCGCGGTCGTGGAAGCCGTCCCACTTGGTGTCGCCCCAGCTCCAGGCGGTACGCGCAGGGGCGCTGACCAGCAGGTTGGCTTCGTAGCCACAAGGGCACTCGATGGTTGCCGGGCGGTCTTGATGCTTGAACAGTCGTTCTGTTTCAAGACCACACTTGCCACACTTGTACTCGTACATGGGCATCAGACAACGCCTCCTGTGGGAAGGACTTGGCTCACACGTGCCGGCCCGGGGTTGAGACCAGCGACAGCCGCCGAGTCAGGGAGCGGAGCCGGCTCTTGCACCGGGGCTTGCGGGGGTGCGGGCTGGCTGACCTGGCCTTCTTCGATGAAGTCCTCAGGCAACCCGAAGGCGCGCACCAGCATCTTGAGGATCTTGTCGGGCTTGACGCCGACCTGTTGGAGCACGGGGATGAGGCTCACGAACTCCTGCTTCTTGACCGCCTCAGACATGGGCGTGTCACCACTGTCTTGGGCGAAGATCGCGTAGTCCCCCGTCAGGTCATCCGCCACGAGGGTCACGGCCTTGCCGCCCAGGCGCACAAGCTCGGTGTCTTCTCCGAGAAGGGTCGCCACCATCACGAGGTAGGTGCTGGCCATTGCCGAGATGGTGCTGTCACGGCTCCGCGCCATCCGCCCGATCTCGCTGGCGGTGTAGGCAGCGAGAGCCTGCACCTCGGTGGCCGTGGCTTTGGTGGCCTCACCGCGGGTGAAGGGCGCCATCACGCTCCCGCGCGCGAAGTCGTCGTCCACAATGTTGGCGTAGTTCTGCAGCTCTGGCGGCATCGGGCTGTGCGGCACCGGAAGGATCGTGTTCTCCAGCTCCTGCCCGTTCGAGAGCTCGACCTCGATGAACTCGCCGTCCACGCCCTGCGCGATCTTGGCCATGGACTCCGGGTCCAGCACACCTTTCCTCACCATCCACTGCCGCGCCGCCTTGCGGATCGCCTGCGCTTGGAAGGTGCGCATTGTGTTCACTTCACGTATTTGATCGTACACCCTACGCAGAGCAGAGTACCCACGCAGCGGGGCGTCCGGCTCACGCGACATGTAGAGCGGGATCAGCGGGATGCGGGGCTGGTCGCTTGCGGTGCGGAAGGGGATCTTGTCGAACTTCTCCGCCGCGTCGCCCTCCTTGCCGATGTCCAGCTTGACCCCGTCGTAGAGCCACTTGTCGCGCTTGTAGTCGGGCGACCACACGTAGAACTTGTCACACTCCAGGTCATAGACCTCGACCACAATGATGAAGCGCTCAGCGTTTGGGGTGGCCGCGTTATCCGCGACCCCGCGGAACGTGGGCGTGTTGCCGCCGTCCTGGTAGTCGATGTAGCGCGTGAAGGTGCGCTCGGCGTAGTCCTTGGCACCGTACCGCTTCTTGGCCTGATCCAACGACAGGTAGTACCGATGGGCGCAGTAGCGTTGGGACTCCCAGCTCGAAGCCGTGTCATCCACAATCACGTCCCAGGGGGAGACGGCCGAGGCCTGCACGCGAAACAGCACGTTGGGATTGGTGGTGGCCGACAGCTTGATGGCCGCGAACGGGTAGATCAAAGACAGACGAAGACCGTCCTCGATGATGGACCGTGTGTTGAGCAACCACGCGTTGGCCACATCCTGACTGATCTCAGGGTCGCCCTGGTTCTGAAGGTCGGGCTTGATGACAACGCTCGGGTCCTTCACGAACAGGCTGGCGATGTAGGATTCAATGAGCTCGTAGCCGCGGCTCGTCTCAATGAGCAGGGTCGAGTCGAGGTCCCGGCTCCGCTGCCAGTAGCGCATGAGGTAGGCGTTGCGAAGGCGCCGCATCTCAGGACGGCGGTCGTCCCACCAGGAGTTGTGCGCGTCGTAGAGCTGAGCGAAGTCACCGGCCTTCATTGCGATCTCCAGGGGGTTGCTTGGCGCCGGATGCGGTTGACGCGGTGGGCTACCAGCACGTCGAGCGACCTGTTGTTGCCGTGCTCTCTACGCAAAGACGCGGGCACATCCCGCAATGCACGATAGCCCAACGCGAGCGCCATTGCGAGGTCGTCGTGCAGCCCGGCGGGCGCTTGCGGGGTGACCTTCAAGATCTGAATGGAGCGCAGCTCTTGCAGCGTTGTTTGGTCCAGCTTCCAGATGAGCCGGTTGCACACCATCTCACGCAGCGTGTCGTAGGCGTCGATCTTGCTCTTCACCGTGGTCACCCACGGCGAGCCGTTGTGGTCACACCAGACCTTGTGGTACTTCAGGTTTTCCATTTCGCGTAGGACCACGTGCCCGTGGTTGTTGCTTTCACAGAGCACGGTCGCGTTGTTGTACCGCATTGCCGTGGTCACAACGCGCTCGGCCCAGGCGTGTGGCGCCAGCGTGTTGTTGCGCTCGATGTACACGGGCTGCCGACTGCCCACCGCGATGACGGCCATGGCGTGGTAGTCACCGCCGACGCCGCCGCTGACGTCAACGCCGATGGTGTAGGCCTCGTTGCGAACGGGCGCTTCGAACTCTCGGATGGCGCTGTCGAACCAGACCTCTGTGATGGCGTTGAGGTCGTCCGCGTCGAAGTAGGTGCTGTCACGCGAAAGGAAAGCGTCGTCCAAGCACGCTGGATATTCGCGTTGAAACTTGGACAACCCCAGCGTGGCAATCTGTCGACGGCGCCAAGCGAGCTGATGGTCGTCCAACCCGTAGCGTACTGCGAGCTGCTCTTCCATGTCGGTGCGTTCCCAGTCGGCGGGCAGGTCGGCGTCTCGGTAGGGCTGGTGCTCCCACCACCAATACGTGAACACCTGCCACCCGTTCTCGGGAGCACCCATGATGAGCCGGTGGAAGGCGTCGCCGGGCGCGTTGACCGTGCTCTCGATGACGATGGGCCCTTCACCCACGGTCGACATGGTCTGAGCGAGGACCTCGTCGGGGTTGACGTAGAAGGCGAACTCGGAGAGGTGTCCGCCCGTGAAGGAGAAGCTTCGCGTGCCGCCTCGTCCGCCTGTCGTGAAGCTGCTGATGCCGGCCCGCGTGTCGGCGAAGACCGTGTCCTCGGCCGAGTCTACCGAGAGCACGCGCTTCATCATCTCCGGAAGCTCGGCCAGCCACTGCCTGTCCATGGTTCGCAGGTTCTTCGCCGACCTGTCGTGAAAGCTGAGCACGGCGAAGTTCAGCGGGTCGGGCGACTTGTATGCCTCGTTGAGCTGCCACGCGCGCACCGCCGTGCTCACGCCAACCTGGCGTGCCTTGATGACGATCACACGTTTGCAGTGGTCGAGCAGATCCCAGAGCTTGCGCTGTGCAGTGTTGGGTTGGAACTTTGTCAACTTGTGGGTCTGTTTGTCCTTGATGTTCAACAGACTCACAAACTTGTCCCGGTCCGAGAGGATGCTGTGCACCGCCGCACGGAACCGAGGCGGCACAGTGGGAGGTACATGGATTGACATCAGCGGAACATCTTCAGCACGTTGTTCATCTCAAGCTCAGCGGGAGTCTCTTCCTGCTCCTTGTCGCCCTTCTGCATCAGCTCGTCGGCCTCGAACAGGACCCATTGCGCGAGAGCGAGAACATTCTTGTCCACGCGGCGCCCACCGACAAAGGCGCGGCTCAAGTATTCGAGCGCGTCGTAGCGCAGGCCACGCACGGCGGCGTCACGCTCAGCATCGCACATCGGTTCGTCTTCATCGAGGTCGGCCCAGCAGGCCGCGATCCACTTGCGGCAGGTAGAGACCTTCCACTCGTCGACCTCACTTTGGGACACAATCGAGGCCCGGACGGCGCCAGCGACGCCCATTTTGTTTTTGACGCACCACTGTACCAGCAGCCTCTGGGATTCGGTCAGGGTGTCCAGCATAGGGTTCCTCCAGGAGCAGTTGAAACGCGTACTCATCAATCTCAAGGGTGTAGCATACACGGTGGCAGTTGCGGCACCCACGTCGGCGGGCGATGCCGGGGCTGTGGTGCGTGCGGTCCCAGATCTTCGCGATCAGCGCGGACTCACGGTCCGGGGGCTCACGCGTTGTGAGCACCTGAGTTCGAGCTCCACATGCACGGCACGTCATGAGGTGTACCCTCCTGCGCCGATGGTGACCGCGATCCGGGCCGCGGCCATGGCGTCTGCCATTGCGTCATGGGCGCTCGCGCCGGGTCCGGGAAGGCCAAGCGCCTCACATGCGCGGGTCAGGTTGGGGTTGCGTGGCAGCCCAAGGTGTGCACGCACGCCCTGCATGAGGCAGGGTCCCCATGTGTCCTTCTCGCTCCAGCCCATGCGGCTGAGCATGAGCTCGTCGAAGGAAGCGTTGTAGCTGTAGACCTTCGGCTTGCCGTGCTTCACCCAGAGCGCGCGAAGGCGGTCCACGCTGTCAGCCTGGCTGATGCCCTCCTTCTCCAGCTTCGCCAAGGTGATGCCGTTGACGCGGCTGGCCTGGGCGAAGACCTGGGTGTCGATAATGCGGGG